CGGCGGCGCTGCCCTAGAAACCCCGCACCCGGTCCCCAACCGTGGCTGATGAACTGCGCGCCCTCGAAGACTGGGCCGGCGCCCTGCTCGCCAAGCTCGACCCCAAGCAGCGCCGCCAGCTCAACCAGGGCATCGCCCGCAAACTGCGCCGCAGCCAGCAACAGCGCATCGCCGCGCAGAAGAACCCGGACGGTACACCCTACGCCCCGCGCAAAGCCCGCCAGCCCCTGCGCAGCAAACAGGGGCGCGTCAAACAGAAGATGTTCACCAAACTGCGCCAGGCCCGTTACCTCAAGCTGCAGAGCGACGCCAGCAGCATCGCCCTGGGCTTCCTCGCCCGCACGGCCCGCCTGGCTCGCGTTCACCAATACGGCCTGCGCGACCGCCCCGGCAAAGGCCAGGATGACGTTCAATACAGCCCCCGCGAGCTGCTCGGCTTCGCCGATGCCGACCTCGAAATGATCCGCGACGAACTGCTCGACCACCTCGCACCGTAACGCCCCCCGCTCCGCCGCCGCCTCCGTGCATCACGCGCGCGTGGCAGTAACCATCGGCGCATGAACCCAGTAGCCGAAATCCGCCGCCGCCTCGATAACATGATCCGCCTGGGCACCATCGCCCAGGTCGACCATGCCAAGGCCCTGTGCCGCGTCCAATCCGGCGCCATCCTCACCGGCTGGCTGCCCTTCTTCACCCGCCGCGCCGGCAGCACCAATGAGTGGGCGCCGGTATCGGTAGGCGAGCAGTGCGCCGTGTTCAGCCCCTCCGGCGACCTCGCCCAGGGCGTCGTGCTAGTTGGCCTCTACTCCGCCGCCAACCCGCCCTGCAGCAACAACCCAGCAGTCCACAAAACCGAGTGGGCCAATGGCGACTACGTCGAGCACAACGCCGCAACCGGCGCCTACAGCCTCAAGCTCACCGGTCACGTCCAGATCGACGCGGCCAGCCTCGACATCACCTGCAGCGGCGCCGTGAAGATCAACGGCGCCACCATCGACCTGAACTGAGGCCGCCCATGCCTGCCGTCTCCCGCCTTGGCGACAACTGCACCGGCCACGGCTGCTGGCCACCGCGCCCCTGCACCGTGGCCAGCCCCAACGTGCGCGTAAACGGCATTGCCGCCCACCGCCAGGGCGACGCCTGGGCCGCCCACACCTGCCCAACCATCCCCGAAACCCATGCCAGCGTGCTGGCCGCCGGCAGCACCACCGTGCGCGTCAACGGCAAGCAGCTCGCCCGCATCGGTGACCCCATCGCCTGCGGCAGCGCCGTGGCCCAGGGCTCGGCCAACGTATTCGCAGGGGGCTGAGCATGAACAGAATCACCGGCGCCGCCATCACCGAGCTGGACCACATCAAACAATCGATTGGCGACATTCTCGGCACCCGCATCGGCACCCGCATCGCCCGCCGCGAATACGGCAGCCAGGTGCCAGACCTCATCGACCAACCCTTCCACGGCGCCACCACCCTGCGCATCTACGCCGCCACCGCCATGGCCCTCATGCGCTGGGAACCGCGCATTCGCCTCACCCGCGTGCAACTGCAACGCGGCGCCGAGGCCAGCGCCGGCGTGCTGGACCTGGAGGCCACCCGCGTGGACACCAACGAGGCCATCAACCTGCAAGTGCCCCTCGCACTGGGGGCAAGCGCATGAGCTTTACCCCCATCGACCTCAGCCGCCTGCCCGCGCCCAACGTAGTGGAGCCGCTCGACTACGAATCGATTCTCGCCGAGCGCAAGGCCGCCCTGGTCAGCGCCTTTCCGCCAGAGCAACAGGAAACCATCGCCGCCCGCCTGGCGCTGGAGTCCGACCCGCTCGCCAAACTGCTGCAGGAAAACGCCTACCGCGAACTGATCTTGCGGCAGCGCGTCAACGAAGCCGCGCTCGCCACCATGCTCGCCTTCGCCAATGGCAGTGACCTGGAACAGATCGCCGCCCGCTTCAACGTCGAGCGCCTCACCATCACCCCGGCAGACAACACCGCCGTGCCGCCTGTGCCAGCCGTCATGGAGGAATACGAAAGCCTGCGCGAACGCACGCAAATGGCCATGGAAGGCCTGTCAGTCGCCGGCCCGCGCAACGCCTACATCTTCCACGCCCGCAGTGCGGACGGACGCGTCGGCGACGCCTGGGTCGAAAGCCCCAACCCCGCCGAAATCCTGCTCACCATTCAAAGCGCCCTGGGCGACGGCACCGCAGATGCCGAGCTGCTCGGCGTTGTCGACATCTACGTCAGCGGGGAAGACCGCCGCCCGCTGGCTGACCGTGTCACCCTGCAAAGCGCCGAAGTGCTCAACTTCGAAGTCACCGCCGTGCTGCACCTGGATACCGTAGGCCCCGAGGCCGAGCCCATCCGCGCCGCTGCAGAAGCCCGCCTCGCCGCCATGGTCAACCGCCGGCGCCGCCTGGGCTGGGAGGTCAACCGCTCGGGCCTGGATGCCGCCCTGCATATCGAAGGCGTCAAGCGTGTTGATCTGCCCGGCTGGGTCGATATCGTTGCCACGGGCCGGCAGGCGCCGTTCTGCATCGGCTACAGCGTCACGGTGGCCGAGTAATGGCCGCCATGCTGCCCGGCAACGCCACCGAGCTGGAGCGCCACGCCGCCGAGGCCCTGGCGCAGATCCAGCGCGTGCCAATCCCCCTGCGTGACCTGTGGAATCCGGACACCTGCCCACTGGCTTTCCTGCCGTATCTGGCCTGGGCGTTCTCCGTTGATCGCTGGTCGCAAGCCTGGCCCGAGAGCGCCAAGCGCGCCGCCATCCGCGCCGCCTACTTCATCCACTCACGCAAAGGCACCATCGGCGCCCTGCGTCGCGTGGTCGAGCCGCTGGGCTACCTGATCGAGGTGCGCGAGTGGTGGGAGGAAGTGCCGCTCGGCGTGCCCGGCACATTCCGCCTGCTCATCGGCGTGCTCGATACCGGCATCACCGAAGCCATGTACCAGGAACTGGCCTGGCTGATTGACGACGCCAAGCCGGAATCACGCCACCTGGTCGGCCTGTCCATCGGCCTGGAGACGCGCGGCAGCACGTACATCGGCGCCGCTGCCGTCGATGGCGAAACCCTCACCGTCTACCCCTACGCCCCCGGCCCCATTGAAGTCAGCAGCCCCGCCGTGCTGCTCGGAGGCGCCGCCCACACCATCGACACCATGAGCATCTACCCATGAGCACCTATTTCGCCATTCTCACTGATCGAGGCGAGGCCAAGCTCGCCAACGCCCAGGCGCTGGGCACCCAAGTGCAGTACAGCCACATGGCCGTGGGCAGGTTGCCGTTGCCCGACCGCCTGCAGCCCGCCCTGGTGCGCGAGCAGTACCGCGCCGGGCTGAATGAACTGAAAGTCGACCCGCTCAACGCCAGCCAGATCATTGCAGAGCTGGTAATCCCCGAAAACGTGGGCGGCTGGTGGATTCGTGAAATGGGCATCTATGACGCCGATGGGGACCTGATCGCCGTGGCCAACTGCCCGCCTAGCTACAAGCCGCAGCTGGCCGAAGGCTCTGGCCGCACCCAAGTGCTGCGCATGGTGCTGATCGTCTCCAGCACCGCCGCCGTGCAACTCAAGATCGACCCGTCCGTGGTGCTGGCCACCCGGGCCTACGCCGACAGCCTGATCGCTGTGCACATGGAAGCTGCCGACCCGCACCCGCAGTACAAAACCGAAGTCGCCACCCAGGCCGAAGCCGAGGCCGGCTCCAACAACGTAAAGCGCATGACCCCGCTGCGCGTTTTCCAGGCCATTCGCTCGGCGTCGGCATTGGCCACCGAAACCCTGCGCGGTGTACTGCGCGTGGGCACGCAGGCAGAGGTGGACGCAGGCACGCTGGATAACGTGGCCGTCACCCCGAAAAAACTGGCTGCATACTCCGGTACCGAGGTAGCCACCCAGGCCGAAGCCGAGGCCGGCGCCAACAACGTCAAGCGCATGACCCCGCTGCGCGTGTTCCAGGCCATTCGCTCGGCGTCGGCATTGGCCACCGAAACCCTGCGCGGCGTGCTGCGCATAGGCACCCAAAGCGAGGTGAGCGCGGGCGAGCTGAATAACGTGGCGGTGACCCCTGCCACGCTCAAGCCACTCAGCAGCATAGGAGTCGGACAAACGTGGCAGAACGTGGCAGCAAGTCGGAGCGCTGGGGTCACATATACGAACAGTACCGGCAGGCCAATATTTGTAAGCGTGACCGTAACCGGAACAGGGGGGGTTAATTCTGTGGTGTTTTTAGTTGATGGGGTGACTGTCGCAAGCGCCAATGACACTGCGAATAACACTGATTATCCAATAACTATCGTGGTTCCGGCTGGCTCAACGTATCGGGTAAACCCGGCTGGTGCCGGAATCCAAACATGGATGGAGCTGCGCTAATGATTTATTTCAAAAACGAAAGTAATGAAGTTTTTGCGTATGAAGCGGACGGCTCGCAAGACGACTTCATCCTGCCACAACTGGTTAAGATTACTGCCGAGGAAGCGGCCCAGCTAATGGCCCCACCCATTACTTGGCAGGCACTCTGCAATGCAATCGACACCGCCGCCGACGCAGCCCGCCGCGCCGTAGCCGGCGACCCGCTGCGCGCCGTCGAATACGACCGCGCCCGCCTGGCCGCCGAGCAGTTCGCCGCCGCCGACTACCAGGGCGAAGTACCGGCCATGGTCGCCGCCTGGGCCATCAACGGCCGCACGCCACAACAAGCGGCCGAGAGCATCCTCAACGAAGCTGCCGCCTACACCAACGCTCTGGAGCTGCTGCGCACCACCCGTCTGGCCGCCAAGGAACAGGTCCGCGCGCTCATGGCGGACAACCAGGTCGAACAAGCCCAGCAGCTCACCGACCAGACCATCGCCGCCATCGAAGCCGCCGTCGCCGGCATCGGCAACAACGCCTGACCAATCCGCGCACCTGCTCACAATGGTCCCAGCCCCGCCCCGTGCGGGGCTTTTTATGCCTCACGCCGAACCGCCCCCCGCTACGCTGCCCGCCGCGTGCAGCTGCCACGCGCGCGCGGCAGCATCAAGGCTCACTGGATCACCGCAAGCCCAGGAGCTGCAGCCCATGGCCACCGACTACCACCACGGCGTCCGCGTCATCGAACTCAACAACGGCATCCGCCGTATTCGCACCATCGCAACCGCCGTCGTGGGCCTGGTCGCCACCGCCTCCGATGCTGATGCCGCGTTCTTCCCGCTCAACACCCCGGTGCTACTGACCGACGTGCTCAGCGCCATCGGCAAGGCCGGCACCCTCGGCACCCTGGCGGCATCACTTGACGCCATCGCCGACAACGCCAGCCCCGTCACCGTCGTGGTGCGTGTGGCCGATGGCGAAGGCGCAGACGACGCCGCCAAACAGGCTGACCAGATCAGCAAGCTGGTCGGCACCGTCACTGCCGACGGCCAATACACCGGCCTCAAGGCCCTGCTGGGCGCCAAGGCCAAACTCGGCGTAACGCCGCGCATCCTCGGCGTGCCGGGGCTCGATGCCCTGCCCGTCGCCAACGAGCTGGTCAGCATCGCCCAGCAGCTGCGCGCCTTCGCCTACATTTCCGCCTGGGAGTGCGCAACCAAGGAAGAAGCCGTCGCCTACCGCGACAACTTCGGCGCCCGCGAAGTCATGGTCATCTGGCCCGAGTTCGAAACCTGGAGCACCACCGAGAGCGCCACCGTCATCCGCCCAGCCGTCGCCACCGCCCTTGGCCTACGCGCCAAGCTGGACGAGCAAGTGGGCTGGCACAAAACCATCTCCAACATCGCCGCCAACGGCGTCACCGGCATCAGCAAACCGGTGTTCTGGGATCTGCAGAACCCAGCGACCGACGCCGGCTACCTCAACGAGAACGAAGTCACCACCCTCATCCGCGAAGGCGGCTTCCGCTTCTGGGGCTCGCGCACCTGCAGCGAAGACCCGCTGTTCTGTTTCGAGAACTACACCCGCACCGCCCAGGTGCTGGCCGACACCATCGCCGAAGCCCACATGTGGGCCGTCGACAAGCCCATGCACCCTTCCCTGGTGCGCGACATCATCGAAGGCATCAACGCCAAATTCCGCGAACTCAAGCAGGCCGGTTACATCATCGACGGCCAGTGCTGGTACGACCCCGCATCGAACGAGGCCGCCACCCTCAAGGACGGCAAGCTCACCATCGACTACGACTACACCCCCGTGCCACCGCTGGAGAACCTCGTGTTCCAGCAGCGCATCACGGATTCGTACCTGATGGATTTCCCGTCGCGCATCAACGCCTGATCGGCCACCACTGCATAGGAGCGCCTGACCATGGCCATGCCCCGCAAACTCAAGAACATGAACGTCTACAACGACGCCAACAGCTACCAGGGCGTCGCCAAAACCGCGACCCTGCCCGACCTGGCGCGCAAGATGGAATCCTGGCGCGGCGCCGGCATGGACGGCCCGGTAAAGGCCGACATGGGCCACAGCGACGACGGGCTCCAGTTTGAGTGGACCGTGGGCGGGCTGGACCTCACCAGCATCCGCCAGTACGGCGTCACCAACGCCAGCGGCGTGCCGCTGCGCTTCGCCGGTGCCTACCAGCGCGACGACACCGGCGAAGTGTCGGTGGTTGAAGTCATCCTGCGTGGCCGTCACGAAACCTACAGCTTCGGCGACGCCGAGCCCGGTGAAGACACCGAGCACTCCATCACCACCACCTGCACCTATTACAAGCTGATCGTCGACGGCATCGTCGAGGTGGAAATCGATCTGCTCGGCATGGTGTTCATCGTCAACGGCGAAGACCGCCTCGCCGCGCAGCGCAAAGCCATCGGCCTGTAACCCGCATAACCCACCCCCGAAGCTGGCCTCGGCGCACCTGCGTCGCTGACCAGCACCTAACACCGAAGGAGCCAACCCATGTCCCAAGCCATCTACAGCGCGCCCATCGAGCTGGCCCAGCCCGTCAAGCGCGGCAAAACCGAAGTGAAGGAAATCACCCTGCGCCGCCCCGGCTCGGGCGAACTGCGCGGCCTCAAGCTGGCCGAACTGCTGCAAGGCGACGTAACCGCCGTCACCCGCCTGCTGCCGCGCATCACCCAGCCCACCCTGGTGGATCAGGAAGTCGCCGCCATGGACGTTTTCGACCTCACCCGCTGCGCGGATGAAATCGCCGTTTTTTTGCAAACGCCGCCGCAGAAGCCGGCGGCAGAGGCCTCCCCCGAGTAGTGGACGATGCCATGGCAGATATCGCCATGGTCTTCCACTGGGGGCCGGAACAGATGAACGCCATGCCCCTGGCGGAACTGATGGATTGGCGCGAGCGCGCCCGAGAACGATGGGAACTGCAGCATGGCGCGCGATCTAAAACTACAGGTGGTACTGGAAGGGCTTAACCGCGCCAGCAAACCCTTCCGCGAAGCCGGCCGCAGTGCCATCGGCCTCGGCCGCGACCTCAAGGCCAGTCGCACCGAACTCAAAGCCCTGCAGGCTCAGCAAAGCGACGTCAGCAGCTTCCGCGCGCTCAAGGGCCAAACCGAGCAAACCGGTAAGGCCATGCAGGCCAGCCGCGACAAGGTTCGCCAGCTCGCCCGCGAGATCGGCGCAGCAGGGGCACCAACCAAGGCGCTCAACCAGCAGTATCAGCGCGCCATCCGCGAGGCCACCGCCCTCAAGGCCAAGCACGCCCAGCAGCAGACCGAACTCCAAGGCCTGCGCGGCAAACTTAACGCAGCCGGCATCAGCACCCGCAACCTGGGCCAGCATGAACGCGACCTGAAAGCGCGCATCACCGCCACCAACCAGGCAATGGCCCAGCAGGAGGCCAGGCTCAAGCGCGTCACCGCCCAGCAGCAGCGCCTGGCCCGCGCCAAACAGCAGTACGACCAAACTCAGGCCCTGGCCGGCAGCATGGCCGCCACCGGCGCCGGCGGTCTGGCAACGGGTAGCGGCATTCTCTACACCGGCTCACGCCTGCTCGCCCCGGGGCTCGACTTCGACGCCAGCATGAGCAAAGTGCAGGCGCTCACCCGCCTCAGCGGCGACAGTGACGAACTCAAGGCCCTGCGCGAGCAAGCCCGCCAGCTCGGTGCCAGCACCCAGTTCACCGCCGGCAACGCGGCAGACGCCCAGGGCTTCCTGGCCATGGCTGGCTTCAACCCTAATGCTATCCGCGCCGCCATGCCCGGCATGCTCGCCCTGGCCAAGGCCGGTGACAGCGAGCTGGCCGACACCGCCGACATCGCGTCCAACATCCTCACCGGCTTCAACCTGCAGGCCGGCGACATGGGCCGCGTGGGTGACGTCCTGGTCGGCGCCTTCACCCGCTCCAACACCAACCTGCAGATGCTCGGCGAAACCATGAAGTACGTGGCGCCCGTAGCCGCAGGCGTCGGGCAAGACATCGAAACCATGGCCGCCATGGCCGGCAAACTGGGCGATGCCGGTATCCAGGGCAGCATGGGCGGCACCGCCCTACGCGCGATCATCAGCCGCCTGGCCAAGCCGCCGAAAATGGCCGCTGACGCACTGGAGCAACTGGGCATCAAAGCAGCGGATGCACAGGGCAACCTGCGCGACATGCCCAGCATCCTCACCGAGCTGTACGACAAAACCAAAGCCCTGGGCAGCGCTGAACAGGCCGGCTACTTCAAATCCATCGCCGGCGAAGAGGCATTCAGCGCCCTGCAGGTGCTGGTCAAGCAGGCTGGCAGCGGCGCGCTGCAAGAGTTCATCGGCACACTGCGGCAAACCCGTGGCGAGGCAGAAAAGACCGCCGCAGTCATGGGCGACAACCTACGCGGCGACCTATCTGCACTTGGCAGCGCCTGGGAAGACCTGGGCATCCAGATTCAGGACCAGCAAAACGGCCCGCTGCGCGGCATCACCCAGGGCATCACCAAGGTCATCGGCAGCGTGAAAACCTGGGTAGCCGAGAACCCCGCCCTGGCCAGCCAGCTCGTTAAAACCGCCGCAGGCCTCGGCCTGGTCATGGCCGGCATGGGTGGGCTCACCCTGGCAATGGCCAGCATCCTCGGCCCGTTCGCCATGGTGCGCTACGGCATGATGCTATTCGGCATCCGTGGCGCCGGCCTGGCCAGCACCCTATTCAGCCTCGGCAAAGTCGCTCTGCCCCTGGTGGCCACCGGCCTCAAGGCGCTGGCCGTGGCTGCCATGGCCAACCCCATCTTGGCCATCATCACCGGCATTGCCGTCGGCGCTGCGCTCATCTACAGCAACTGGGACCGCATCGGCCCCTACTTCGCCGGCCTGTGGGGCGAGATCAAGGCGGGCTTCTCCGGTGGGTTGTCCGGCATTGCCACCACTATCCTCAACTTCAGCCCGCTGGGCCTGTTCCATCGCGCGTTGGCAGGCGTGCTCGGCTACTTCGGCGTCGACATTCCCGCCCGCTTCACCGACTTCGGCGGCATGCTCATCGACGGCCTGGTCAATGGCATCACCGCCGGTCTGGGCCGCGTGAAAGACGCCATCACCGGCGCCGGCGACGCCGCCATTGATTGGTTCAAGCAGAAGCTCGGCATCCACAGCCCGTCCCGCGTGTTCGCGCAGCTCGGCGGCTACACAATGCAGGGCTACGGCCAGGGCCTGCTGGCCGAGCAAAGCAACCCGCTCAGCGCCCTGCAGCGCATCGGCAACAACCTGGTGGCAGCCGGCAACCAGACCATCGGCGGCCAGGTCGCCTTCGACGCCCGCGCACCGCTGGCAGCGGCCGGCGCTGGCGGCAACACCGGCCGGCCCATCGTCGTCGAGGGCGACACCATTCACATAAGCATCGAAGGCGGCGGCGACACCGCCACCATCCGGCGCATGCTTGAGCAAGTGCTGGGCGAACGCGACCGCGCCAAGGCCGCCCGCATGCGCTCCGCGCTGTATGACCTGGAGTAACGACAAATGATGATGGCCCTAGGCATGTTCGTGTTCGGCATGCACACCCTTGCCTACCAGGAGTTCCAGCGGCAAAACGAATGGCGCCACGGCAGCACCAGCCGTATCGGCGCCCGCCCTGCGCGCCAGTACCTCGGCCCAGGTGACGAAACCATCACCCTGCCTGGCATCCTGCTGCCCGAAATCGCCGGCAGCACCCTCAGCCTCGACACCCTGCGCGTCATGGCCGACACCGGCAAAGCCTGGCCGCTGATCGAGGGCACCGGCCGCATCTACGGCATCTACGTCATCGAGAGCATGAGCGAAACCCGCACCTACTTTTTCAGGGACGGCGCCGCCCGCCGCATCGAGTTCAGCCTCGTGCTCAAGCGCGTGGACGAAACCCGCGTCGACCTGCTCGGCTCGCTGATCGGCGCCGTGGGCGACGTACTGAGGCGCGTGCTGTGATCAACCAGCTCACCAGCGCTGCCGGGCAGATCCTGCGTGACCAACTCGGCCAGGCCCAGGCCGCCCTGAACTACCCGCACCCCATCTGCCGCGTGACGGTAGACGGCCGCGACATCACCGCCGACATCACCGCCCGCCTGAACAGCATCACCCTCACCGACAATCGCGGCATGGAGGCCGACCAGCTCGACATTCAGCTCAGCGACCACGACGGCCTGCTCGCCATCCCGCCCAAGGGCGCCACCATCGGCCTCTGGCTCGGCTGGAGCGACACCGGCCTGGTGGACAAAGGCACCTACAAGGTGGACGAACTGGAGCACAGCGGCGCGCCCGACGTGCTCAACATCCGCGCCCGCAGCGCGGACCTGCGCGAAGGCCTGGCCAAGAAGCGCGAACGAAGCTGGCACGGCCAGACCATCGGCGCCATCCTCAGCACCATCGCCCAGGAATACGGCCTCAAGCCCCTGGTGCAAGTCGCCCTGGCCGCCATCGGCCTGCCGCACCTGGACCAAGCCGGCGAATCCGACCTCAACCTCATCACCCGCCTGGCGGCAGAACACGACGCCATCGCATCCGTGAAGGCTGGGCGCCTGCTCTTCCTGCCCACCGGCGCCGCCACCACCGCCAGCGGCCTGCCCCTGCCCCACATCACCCTCACCCGCGCAGACGGCGACCAGCATCGCTACCTGGACGCCAACCGCGACAGCTACACCGGCGCCAAGGCCTACTACTACGAAGTCAACAGCGCCGAGCGAAAGGAGGCCATCGCCGGCTCCGGCGACAACCTCAAGGAACTGCGCCACACCTACACCGACCAAGCCAGCGCCCTGGCCGCCGCGCGGGCGGAATGGCAGCGCCTGCAGCGCGGCACCGCCACCCTCAGCTACACCCTCGCCAAGGGCCGGCCGGACCTGATCCCCGAACTGACCTACAGCCTCACCGGCATCAAGGCCGAGATCAGCGCCATCATCTGGCTGGGCGGCAACGTGCAACACAGCTTCACGCCCGATGCCTACACCACCAGCCTGGAACTCACCAGCCAACTGCCAGACGGCGACGAGCTGGCCAGCGACGCCAGCGAGCAATACACCGGCGTGCTGGCCTGGTACCGGGACGAGAAGACGGGGCAACAGAAGAAGATCACCGAAGGCGACCAGACCAACCCGAAGCGCCTCACCCACCTGTATGCCAGCAAGGCCAGTGCAGAGCGGGCGGTGGACAGAGAGCTTAGGGAACTGCACTCTGTCGAGAGTGTCGCTTCCCCCTAGCATTAGAGGATTAACGGATGGCAGATGGCCTAGATGGATGCTTGGCAAAAATTGAACGGGCCAAAGAGCACCTCGAATCGTTGAAAGCCAGCGCAAATGAGTATATCGAGTTGGCCAAGAAGACCCTAACGCAGAGTTCCTATCACTCTGATGACGGCTTAAAAGTTATTCTTAGAGCAACCTGCCCGCTAGAAGTGAATCCCAAAATATCGGTTATTGCCGGCGAAATCGTCCACCAGCTTAGGTCGAGTCTGGATCACTTGTTATGCGCCCTGATTTACCAGGCCGGCGGGACCCCTGACCAACACAGCCAGTTCCCAATCTGTACTAGCCGCGAAAATTACGAGCTCCAAATCAAGCGCAAACGAATCAGGGGTGTATCACCAGCCGCGCAGCAACTGATTGAGCAAAGCCAGCCCTACAACAACAGCAACCCTAACGAGACGATATTCAACGTTGTGAGCACCCTGAATAACTGGGACAAGCACAATGCCTTATTAATCTCAGTCGCCGCAGCTCAGATTGGCCAACACATTGAAATAGGCGGGAGCGGGGCAAAAATTACCGCTTTTGCGAACCCGGAAATAGTAAAATTTAAAGACAATCACGCCGACTATTTCCACATCCAGATTGCAGCGCCATCTCCAGAAATGACTGTCAAGAGCTCGATAGATTTGCATTTGGCAATTGAAATAGAAAAGAACGGCAAAATATTCCCATTGATAAACGTCATGAGAGATCTGATAGCTGGAACTGAAGGAACATTAAAGCTTTTCAGAGCAGAGTTCAGCTAATCTTTTCAAGCTCTATCTACCAATAAGAGAAGGCCCCGTAATGGGGCCTTCTCTTATTTGCCGGGCACCGTTCGCGTTGCCAGCGCCTCGATCGCGCGGCGCATAAACGCCTGTTCCCCCGCGTCGAGCTGGCGGTAAAACCGCAACAACAGCCTTTCCTCTGGCGTCACCCACTCCCTAGTCGGCTGCGCAACCCGCTCCGCCAGTTGCTCCCCTACAGCCTCACGAATTTCGGTACTCATCTGCATACTCCGTTAATGGCAGTTGAGCACCGACCATAAAGGCGGCTTTCAGAATCCCAAGGGCGCTGGCATGCGACTTTCAGCCAGTTGCGGCGGGCGATTCTTCGCCGCTCACGATCCACAGCACGCGGGCGTCCGTCCGGTGGTGCAATGCGTGCAGGTACTCGGCCGTGATCGGCTTGGTACCGGCCTCCAGGCGCTTCTGTACCAGCACCGTGCAGCCGCACATATGCCCCAGCTCATGCACCTGCAGGCCCAGGCGCTCGCGCTCGGCCCGCAGCCGCTCGCCGATGGTGTAGTTGTCGTCAAGACCCTCTTGGGTTACTGACACAAGGTAAGCCCCTTCTCGATCACCGGCCCCACGCTGACTTTGGTACCGGGAATTTCGGAACTCTCGCGCCATACGCTGTCCAGGGCATCAAGCCCCAGTGCGCTGGCCTTGCCGCTCGCGGCGCCGTTCACCGGATACATTCGCCCCGTTTCGGCGTCCATCACCGTGACAGCGCGACCCGCGTGGCAGGCGACATAGGCCTCTTCGAAGGTGAACGGCCAGGCATCACCGAAATCCTCGGCGCTGATCAGGTCTTGCTGGGCGGCTACGACAGCCGACGAGAACGCCCCGATGAACACCAGGGCAAACAGTCCATTACGCATCCCTACTCTCCTTCGTTGCTTACTTCTTCACCTCATACCGCCCAGCCATTTCAGCCAGCGCGGTCACGGTCCGCTGTGTGTGCGTTCGGTCGGCTTCGGGCAACTGGCGGTAGTGCTCCAGCAAACTGGCTTCATCCGCCGTCAGGCTGTCAGCGTCGGTCGAAACGCGCGAGCCGGTAAGCACGTAGTTCACGTCGACGCCCATGTCCTGCACGGCCATCAGATAGCGCACATCGGGCGAACTGTTGCCCAGTTCGTAGGCTTTTTGGGTGCCACGACTCACCCCGGCAGCAGTGCCGAAGTCAGTCTGATTCAGGCCGAGACGGTCCCTTTCTTCGCGCAGGCGTTCGCCTGTCCCTGATGCAATGAGCACTTTTTTGATCAATACCAGTTGACCTGACCAGTTTTTTGGCCAAGAATCCTTGTCGTCGAACACGAATAAACACGGACGAACACTATGCACGGCCTTTTGACCCCCGAGCAAGCCCGCGCGGCGCTTGACCGCAAGGGCATTTCCATCGCCGAGTTCAGCCGAACCAATGGCTTGAACAAAAATTTGGTCAGCGACCTGCTCAACGGCCGGAAAAAAGGCAAGCGTGGCAAGGCGCATAAAGCCGCCGTCCTGCTCGGCATCAAGGAAGGCGAGGTCGCACAGTAGTGCGCCCGGCCAATGGGGGAAACGAGAAGATGAAGCGCCCGATTCTTGATAGCCGCCGCCGCGCCGTGTTGGCCGTGGTTGCCGCCTTCCCAGGGGGCCGCGAGTGCGCCGCCACGTGCCTGGGGCTGGACCTCAAGCAGCTGGACAACAAGCTGTACGAGAACCCTGGCCACCGCCCACTGACAGACGAGCAAGTGCTGCAGCTGGAGAAGGTCGCCGGCACCAGCTACCTGCCCGACTACATCAGCGGCCTCTACAACGGCGTGCACGTTGCCATGCCCGAGCTGGCCGACACGGACAACATCGACCTGCTCACCCGCACCATGGGTACGGCGGTCAAACGCGGCCAGGTCGACGGGATGATCCTCAAGGCGTTGGAAGACGGCGTAATCACTGAGGTCGAGCTCGCCAGCATCATCACCGCCCATCGCAGCCACATCGCCGCTCGCCACGCTGAGGTGAGCGCCATTCTTGCCCTGCACAGCACACGACAGGAGCCCAAGCCATGACAGCACCTACCGGCGGCGGCTACCGCGTCAAATGCCCGGCCTGCTCAAGCCCCATGCGCATCAAGGACAGCAAAGAGCAAACGCCCACCTTCAAGACCATGTACGCCCAGTGCACCAACATGGCCTGCAGCCACAGCATCATCGGTTCGCTCTCCTGGGATTTCGCCCTGGTGCCGTCCGGCATCGACAGCCCGCGCGTGGTGCTGCCCGTGGCGCCCTCTGCGCAACGCAAGCAGGCCCAGCGCGACAGCCGCCCCGAGACCAACCAGCTCGACATGCTTGACGCTCAGGAGGCCACCGCATGAACGCCGCCCCGCAACTGCCCAGCATCAACGCTCAGGACTATCGGGAAACCATGCAGGCGGTTGCCAGGGACTACCTGGTGCGCCATTGGATGGAACATCTGGACGATGGCCAACTGATCGAGCGTGCATGCCTGCACCTGGTGGCTGCCAACAGCGTGCCGGTATTTCTGGCGCAGCGCCTGGTGTATCTGGCCATGAGCACGCTCACACCGCCCAACTCTGTGGTGGGTGTGGATTGGGGCGGCCATGGCGACAGCACCGCCATGGCGTTCGTGCAGCGAGGCCCCGATGGCGTGCTGACCTTCTTGCCCCGTACCCAGCTACCACCACCCACTTCCAACCCCTAAACGCACCACCTGCCGCCCTGCCCGCCTCGCGTGGGTAAGGGGGAGTTACACCCAGCATTCGAGGTTTGCGCCATGCAAAACGCCGTCGAGATCCAGTTGCAACTGCCCAAGCCAGTGGCCGAGGCGTGGCTCACCACCCTGCGCGCTGAGCTCAAGCAAGGCATGCAGTTGCATTGGTACGACGACCGTTACCGCGCCGTGCCGGCAGGCCTGCGCAGCGGGCGAATACTCACCGACTACCCGGCCCTTGCTGGCCACAAACGCACCATCGGCGCGCTGCAAGCCGCCCTCAACGCCGCCGAGTAAGGAACTGCACCATGCCAACGCCCAACCACCCAGCCCTGCCCCTGTGCAGCCAACTGGCGGCACAGCCAGACCGCTACCTGTTCGCGCAGTGGCTCGAGACCATGCAATCGAGCAAGCAGGAATTCTTGCGCCAGGCCGGCGCCTGCCGCCTAAAAGGCATGCTGGCCGCCTACATGGAAATGGACGCCATCAGCGCTGACCAGTTCGCCGCCATGGGCGACGAGATCCACGCCTTCGCCTTCGGAGCCACCGCATGAGCACCATGCAAGCCTCCCTACGCGACGACGTGCTCAAGCGCCTGCGCGACGAGTTCCCCGACCTCAAGCCCATCCGTGGCACCAAGTACATGCGTAAGGGCAAGTGCCCGGCCTGCGGCAAGCCAGAGCTGTACACCTTCACCGACTCCCCCTGGCTGCTGATCTGCGGCCGTGGCAAGTGCGGCGCGCAGTACCACGTCAAGGACCGCTATGAAGAGCTGTTCAACGACTGGAGCGAGCGCGTACCGGCCACCGACCAGCAACCCAACGCCACCGCCCGCGCCTACCTGGAGTTCTCGCGTGGCTTCCGCCTGGAGCTGATCGAGGGCTGGTTTACCCAAGAGAATTTCTGGTCCCGCGAGCTGAGCGCTGGCAGCGCCACGGTGCGCTTCCCGCTCACCAAGGGCGGCTATTGGGAACGGTTGATCGACCGCCCCGAGCGCTTCGGCAAGCAGAAGGCGCGCTTCGCCCCCGGTGCCAGCTACAAGGGCGTGTGGTGGTGCCCGCCCTCGGTTGACCCTACCCAGGTCAGCGAGCTGCACATCGTCGAGGGCATCTTCGACGCCATCGCCCTGCTGCACCACAACGTGCCGGCCGTCTCGGCCATGAGCTGCAACGCCTTCCCCGAGCAATCGCTACGCGAGCTGAAACAGGCCTGCGTCGAGGCTGGCCGCCGCCTGCCCACCCTGGTGTGGGCGCTGGACAACGAGCCAGTGGCGCGCAGCTACACCCGCAAGTGGGTCACCCAAGCCCGCGCCCTCGGCTTTACCTGCGAAGCCGCGCTGATCCCGCAGAAGGGCAAGAAGACCGATTGGAACGACCTGCACCAGCGCTGGACCTTTATCGACGACACCGAACAGCGCGCCGCCCGCGTAACCGCTGACCTGGACGAAGCCCGCTACCAGGGCGCCCTGCTGATCGCCGAGAACGCCAGCGAGAAAGGCTTGCTGATCTACCAGCGCAACGAGTGGCGCGAGTTCCACTTCGGCTTCGACAATCGCCTCTATTGGTGGTCGCTTGACCTGGACAAATACAACAAGGCCATTCAAGCCCTGGAGAACGACGACAAAGGCGAACACCGCGAGCTGAACAACAAGGAAATCCGCGAAAAGGCCCTACGCCTGTCCGGCAGCGTCAACGAAATCGCCAACTGCTACTTCGAAGCCCTGTACTTCCAGCGCAACGAGATTACCGACGAATCCTGGTACTACCTGCGCGTGGACTTCCCGCACGGCGCGCCGAGCGTGAAGAACACCTTCACCGCCACCCACATCGCCGCCGCCAGCGAGTTCAAAAAGCGCCTGCTCGGCATGGCCGCCGGCGCCATGTTCACCGGTACCGGCCAGCAGCTCGAAAAAATCATGAAGCTGCAGACCTACGGCATCAAAACCGTCGAGACGATTGATTTCGTGGGCTACAGCCGCGACCACGGCTGCTACGTGTTTGGCGATATCGCCGTGAAGGACGGCCAGGTCTACGAGGCCAACGCCGAGGACTATTTCGAGTTCGGCAAACTGCGTATCAAGACGCTGCAAAAGGGCGTCACCATCCGCCCCAGCCGCGACGCCAAGGCCTACAGCAGCGAGTGGTTCAAGCTGCTATGGACGTGCTTCGGCGCCCAGGGCGCGGTTGCCCTGGTGTGGTTCTTCGGCTCGCTGTTCTGCGAGCAGATTCGCGCGCGCTGGCAGTCCTTCCCCTTTCTTGAAGCCACGGGCGAGGCCGGCGCCGGCAAAACCACCCTGCTCAACTTGCTGTGGAAGCTGCTCGGCCGTGCCGGCTATGAAGGCTTCGACCCGATGAAGTCCACCAAGGCCGGCCGCTCGCGCCTCATGGGCCAGGTCGCCGGCATGCCCGTGGTGTATCTGGAGGCCGACCGCCACAGCGACGACAAGCCCCACGCCAAAACCTTCGAATGGGACGAGCTGAAAGACTTCTTCGGCGGCGGCACCCTGGCCACCAAGGGCGTCAAAACGGCCGGCAACGAGACGTATGAGCCGCCCTTTCGCGGCACCATCGCCATCAGCCAGAACGCGGCGGTAGTGGCGCATGAGGCCATCATGACGCGCATCTGCAAGCTGCATTTCGTGCGCCCCCAGGTCACGCCCGAGAGCCGCGCAGCGGCAGACAAACTCAACGCCCTGGACGGCGACATGCTCAGCTACTTCCTGCTGCTGGCCATCAAGGCCGAGGCCGGCGTGCTGGATGCCTTCGCCGAGTACTTCCCTGGCTACGAATCGCGCTTGCGCCGCCTGCATACCCACTGCTGGCAGTGCGAAACGCCCTACGCCACCCCCAACGAAAGCCACGCCTGCCCCAGCTGCGGCAACAAGCTGCGCGGCTACATCCGCGTCGAGCGCATCAGCAAGAACCACGCGATGCTGCTGGCCCTGCTGCACTGCCTGCGCAAGGTGGTGCCCGTCATCAGCGACGCCCAGGTAAGCGCCACCCAACGGCAGATCATCACCATGGCCCTGGAGCGGCAAGCCTCGATCAGCGCCGACCACCAGCATGTGGCCGAGTTCTGGGAAGTGTTCGACTTCCTGGAGGGCCTGGACGGCGAAGGCCCAGTGGTCAACCACAGCAACAACCCGGAGAAGGGCGAAATCGCCATCAACCTCAACGACTTCTACGAACGCGCCCAGGAGCACAAGCAGAAGTTGCCGGACATCAACGTGCTGCGCGACCTGCTCAAAGAAAGCCGCTCCCGCAAGTTCGTCGACGCCAACGTCGCCGTGGCCAGCGCCGTGCGCAAGCACCAGGCCAAGCGCAACAACCTCACCGTCTACAAGTCCCCCACCGTGAAGTGCTGGATCTTCCAGCAGAACCCCACCGCCGGCTCGGCAAAGCCGGCATAACCCGAAGGAGAACCACCATGCAAACCAGCAACGACACCCCCACCAGCACGGCCCTGACGCTGCTTTTCAGCATCCTGTCGCTGGTCGCCCTGTTCGGCGTCGCCGGCTTCGTCCCCGACGCCCTGCAGGCTGCAATCCGCTAACCCAACCGCCCAGGCGCGGCAACGCCTGGGCAACCCACCCCGAAGGAGAACCACCATGCACACCAACACCAACCAAACCCCGAAATGGCTCGACCTGTTCATCACCGCGTTCGGCACCCAAGGGCTGATCGCCCTGGCCTGGTGGGCCGGCGCATTCCACGCGCAGCGCATCCGCGAACTGCAGGCCACCTACCCCATCCTGCAAATCACCGGCGGCGCTGGCGTGGGCAAGTCCACGCTGGTGGCGAACCTGTGGAAGCTGGCGGGCTCCAGTGAGGGCGACGAGAACCTGTATGCCGATACCTGCAGCATGGGCGCGCTGCTGGCCATCCTGGTGCGCACGGTCAACCGCCCTGTAGTGCTTGAGGAAAGCGGCCGGGGCGACGAGCGCTTCGACTGGAGCGCACTGCGCGAGTGCTATACCGGCGGCGCCATCGTGCGGCATATCGGCACCGACGCCATTGAGGGCGCTCGCTTTGGTGGTGCCCTGGCCTACGTCGGCGGCGAAACCGAGGTGCTGAATAGCCGCATCGTCAACATCCACCTGCCGCTTCAACGCCGCACCGCCGAGGGCCGCGATGCAATCGAGGCACTGCATGAGCTGCAGATCGCAGACATGGCCAACTTCGTGGAAACCATCAAGGCCAACCGCGAGCAGCTCGCGTACCGCCTTGGCGGCGTAGGCCGCTACATCGACAGCCTGCAAGAAGACACAGAGCAACGCCTCCCCGCCGGCATCGACCGCAACCATGCCCAGTTGCTCGCCCTGCTCGACCTGCTGCTTGACCTCTTCCAAGTCCCGGCCGAGGCCATCCACCTGGCCCACTCCGAGGTATGGAACATGGCCTGGCAGCATGTACCGATGGCCAAACCAGCCCCCACCAACTAATCCAGCCCGCCCAGGCGCGGCTACGCCTGGGCAACTCACCCCGAAGGAGAACCACCATGCAAGCCAAACCGTTCACCATTAACCAGACCATGCGCGACGAAGTCGCCAACCAGCTGACCCTGCAGGCAGTTGCCCAGCACGGCCCGCGCATTGCTGCCGACCTGGCCGCGCTCAATGACCAGTTCTGGATGCACCACCGCGTCAAAGTCGAAGCTCTGCCAGGGCTGGACAAAAAGCATTGGGCCGAGCTGATCCAGGCAGGTGCTGTGGGGGCTGTCGCAAGCCTCACCCCCACCTACCAGCAAGACCGTGGTAAGGACCGTAGTCCAGCAACCTCCGAGTTCGTCGCAGCGGCCCACAAGCACAACGACGACGCCTATAACGC